GATCAGCAGAACCAGCCAGGACATCCCGGCAATGCTCTCTTTGTCTTGCATACGTTTAGCCATAGTTACCGCCTCCGATTAAAGATCGGGAAGCTGTGTGTTTGAAAAGGGTCAGGCCCGTCAGGCTGGATTTAACAACGAAGCATGTCGATGATGATTCCTGCGGGACCTGATAATAAAAAAGCCATGCAAATGCATGGCCTTGTGATTTGAATCCGTTATTTACAAAATGTATTCGAGACAGTATCTTTCGACTTCCGGACAAAAAAACATATACCGGGACAAAATCTAAATGTAACTGCCTTGCCTGCATGAAACCATGCGGGCTTTTTTTTTGGCCAAAGAAAAAGCCCACCGAAGTGGGCCTTACAGCTATCATCATTTTTTATTAGGTGTGGTGCCGGGTGCCTCCCGGTAAGTCGCCGCCAGTCCACAGACGACTCGCAATGCGCAAAAAAACATATCAGACTGGCAATGCCCCTCCGCATAGGGGGATTCACCACACCAAAAATTTAACATCTGATGAAACTCGTTTCAATGCTCTACGACGATGTGACAGGGGTACTGATGCAATGCATCTCGCGAATCCCCCTGTCGTATCAACGGAAAGCAAAAAGCCCAAGGCGTTAACCTCGGGCTTCAATAATTTTTGCTGCTCAGTTCGCTTTAACGTCCCGAGCCTAACACAATTCAAGCATTTTCTGCGCAAGAGTTCAAGTAAAACTTGTCGCTATTCGTGCCGAAAGCATCACACATTGGTGCATAAAGCATCGATTCTGCAAGATTTAGCCAAACGTCGATTCTGCTTTCACATGTGCGCAGACACCATTCTGGGTGTTTTTTGTTAAGGTCGCGAGCCATTGCTTTTTTACTCAGACGCTTGATATATCTGTCTTCTATGAGCGCATACAGACTCTTATGCCCTGAGCGAACCAGTATTTCTCCGAGAACTGAATTGATGGTCAGCGCCTCTTCATCAGTGCAGAACGCCAGTCCACTTTTATTTTTGCCGTTAAGAATCTCCTGAAAGAACGCTTCAAGCTCAGGCTTGGAAATGCCTGATTTCTTCATCCGGCGTAGTGCATCGTTGATAGCTGTTTTCGTTATCTTCCCGGATGCCAGCAATTGATTAAACATATTGCCGCCGCTACCACCGCCTATATACGACCAGCGGCCCCACATACGCAGCTTTCCCTGTATCCAGATGCTTTCCAGAGTGCGGAGGCGAACCATTTCACCTGATTTACCAACCTCAGAAGGGTTAATCATTTATTCACCTCATTTTTGATTTTCGGTTGCTCGGCGGCAAACTGCACCAGCGCCATAAATGCCTGGCCTTTAGCTTCCAGTTCGGTGCGGTTGATATAACTGAATTTTTCCCCTCGCCAGGTCTTATCAAACACAGCTATGGCACCAGCAAAAAACGCGCTGGTCGGCCTTTGTTTGTCGTTGGCGGGTTTAAACCAGACAGGCAGATCGAAACCAATCCGCCCGCGGATAAAGCAGACATGATCCGCGTCTTCCGGCCACCACGTTTCGCTCGTTGCGGATTTCACCAGGAAAACATACCGGCCGCCCTTCTCTCTTTGCGCAGCTGCGTAGTTCATGATGTGAGTCATGCCAGTGATGGCTTGCTTTTCGTGGTACTGAGAGCGGCTGTAAGGCGGGTTACCAAATGCAGCACCACCGATTGAGGAAAGTATTTCCGACCAGTCCTGTGTCAGCGCGTTATCTTCTGCGGTGTACCAGACAGGGCATTTTGCATTGCTGTCATCAGCGAACAGATCCAGCATCAACGGACCAAACATTGCGTTGATACCCCAGAAAAGAGGATCCGGCGTTCGCCACTGGTCGCCAACCTCTTTTAAATAATGTGATGGTGCGTTGCGTAGGGCTGTGAGGGATTCGCAGTAAGGATTAGTCATGCGGCCTCCAGCCTTTTTTTCAGTGCGCGTAAGTCGGCGTAAGCCTGCAGGCGGATGGCTTCCAGCTCTTCGATGGTCCAGCGGTGAATCCGGTTGTCGTTATCAAGCCCCTGAACTGCGGCTTCACCGATTTTTTCCACCAGCCCGACCCGGTAAGCTTTGATATTCCCGGACTTGCCGACGTTGCAGTCATCACACTGCAGGTTGATATTGATGCGGGTAAACCGCAGGTGGGAGGCTTTAGCAACGGTTCTGTAGTGGCCGGCATGCCAGACTTTGGCGTCGTGAGTACCGCAGGAAATACACCCCTCCCCATCAGCAAGGGCAGTTTCACGGCAAAGGGTATTTACTACCCTTTCCGTAACTTCCAGCCAGTGGCTGAGAGGTTTTCCAGCCGTCGTTGGTTGAGGGCGGATATGGTGAACGGGTTTATTTTTTATCCTGTTTTGTGCCTTAACCTTTTGTTTCTCGCGCTGCTGCGCAAGGTACTGGGCCTTATGCTCTTCGCAACACCAGTAAACATTGGGGTAGGTAAGGTTAAACCAGGCTCCGCAGCCGGGAGCTTTACATCTGCGACGAGGGTCTCTCATATCGCACCACCTGGGTGCGACAGACAAACGGAAACACCAGCATAAGTAATAGCCGGTGTCAGAGGGTACAACTTTTGAGAGTGGTTCTTCTGCGCCATCGGTTTTTCTCCGTGGCACAGCGACTGGCAAGAAGGGTTGTTCAGACCCGTAATTAATATAGCTAATTTTAGTCCTGACTTACAGGGGGAAGCCCGGCCTTTTTACGGGCCTCATCAAGGGATCTGAGCGAGGTGACAAACTCATCCTTACGCAGCGGGAAGCCTCTTTCCACCACGCCGTTTTTTACATAAACAAGAACAGGTCCGGCATGCTCTTTAAACCCTGGAAATAAATCATCCGGTATTTCCATAAATACCTCATTGGAAACACTCCACCAGCAACGAACACGGCCGACAAGTTAATACGCTAAAAAATAACCGCGCTAAGATGGCGTATAAAGTTAACAATGGCGGCATAACTGCCACTCTCTTACAGCTCAATAAAACCAGTCATCGGCACTTTCCCACGTTTCCTGCAGGATTTGCTCTATGCGCTTTTTATCGCCATCAACGCCGCCCAGAACGGTCAGCCCGTCAGTGCTTGAGCGTCTTATATTTAGTTTGCAGCCTTCATAGTTTTGATGAAGACGGCGCAGCAATTCAACTTCAAGGGCGGGAATGGCCCCTTCTGGCAGTTTTTTAGTCTTGTCGATGGTTACTTCGATTCTCATAGTATCACCCACCTAAACACTGTATAAATACACAGTACACCTAACTCACTGAATGAGCAATATCTTAAGAGCACAAAACGTTAATTTTTATCAGTCATGGGAAAACAAACCCCACCGTAGCGGGTTGAATCTATGGGGTTTTTTAGTCATGTTCTCTAAAGAGAGACAGAGTCTTAGGTCACAGTAAACAAAAATCGCCCAACTCATGAGTGGTAAAACAAGTCATATTGACGAGACCTTATATGATTACGTAATGGCCAAATTTAATCGAGCAGTGACATCAAAACTGTTCGATTAAAGTAGTCGGGCAAGCGTGCGACACTCTTCGAATGTTATCCTTAGACAAGCTCAAGGTAAAAAATGTCTAACATAAACAATTAAATTAAATCCGATTTGATTAAAAAAATCGTTATAACTAACTTAAACCTCACTACCTTTAAGAAAATCATTATGAAAAAGCATGAACTCGTAATCACCGCCTTTATTTTTAACCAGTTCAATTTCAAAATCTGGCCATGGGTACTTATAGCGCAAAAACAAACACTTTGACTCAATATCGATTAGTTTTTTAAGGCCAAAAGAAAAACATCCAACAATATTATCATCCTTAAACTCCCTGGCTATAACCAATGTACTTAAATTCTTATTCTTAGAGCACAAGTTTAGATATGCGCGGTTGAAAACCACCTCATTTCCTCGTGAATCATTTGCCATGATAAATCCTCAGTCATCCCTAAGTAAAAGACTTAAAAATCAAGTAACAGAAGGCTCCGGTACTTGATGGTTCCATTTTACAGGAGACAATAGCAGCTTTAATGGAGTAAAGATTCAACTTTTTTCAAATTGAGAAGTTTCCAAATCATTTAAACTAAAGCACATATTAATAAGCGCACCACATGAATTTAATTCAACAATTTCAGATACAGTTGCAATCTCAGCTTTTTAATACATCATGCGGCTGCGTCCCTTTTCTGACATAACTCAGGAAAATTGCCCATCACCAGTACCTCAACGAACGGTGGCGGCACAAAGTTGCCGAAGCGTGCTAACAGAAAGAAAAAAACCGCAACAGCGGGTTTATACAACGACCACCAGCAGCAGACCTTCCAGCTCAATGACACGCTTGCAGGTGTCTTCCAGTAAAGAGTCCATCATTTCACCTCCTGTGGAGCGACTGCGAGCATGGCTTTATAACCAGCTACGTGACCGCGCCAGTTCGCGACCTCTGATAACCAAGCGTTTATCATCGTTTCTGTCGGCTCCTTCGGCACCATCACGTAACCATCTGGAATCATTGGGATACCGGTAGGAGCGGCTGCGAGCATGGACTCGGTTTCCGCAATCAGATTGTGAGGTAACTGGCTTCCTGCATTTTGCATACCGCGACCAAACACCAACCAGCGCCGAAGCATGGCCACTGAACCATCCGGAATTACCGGAGAGTTGCCGCAGCGCGACTCGGCTGTTTTTGGTGAAGAATCCAGAGCTGGCGCGGCTTTGATGCTGCAGCGCGACCCACCCTGCGCCGGAGAGTTGCCAGCCTGCAGGTCCTGCACATTTTCGCAGCTCCTGCAGTTATTCGATACTCCTGCACTTTTTTGGAGCTCCTGCAGCATGGCGGCGTGGCAGTGATTCCACCACGCAGCGCGGATAATGGCATCACCAATGCTCATGTCAGGATGCTCACGGCACAATTCCTCCCAGTGCTGCTCTGGAGGTACTACCGGCTGCTGCGCGTGGCGATAGAGCGGCGTAGAATGTAGGCCTAATATCCCCTCAGCATTGGCGACATAGCCGCCATCGGTGGTTAATTGGTCACCAGTGCGAGCGTGAACAATCCACGCCACCGGCTCGCTGTCCATTGCGGCCTTGCGGTGTTCCTGTAGCTCTTCCAGGGCGCGCGCCAGCGCATAATAAAAAGAGTGGTCTACGCGATTGTCGTCACGCTCTGCGTTATCGCGTGCCAGTTTGACGCTGTTTAAAAGCTGGGTGACGCTGTTTTCTGCTAACGGGTTATTCATCGTCTACGCTCCCCGCACGGTCTAAATGCTCAATCTCAGCAATAATCAACGCCGCCGCTTTCACTAAGTCGCGGCGTGGCGTACCTGGCTTGTACCAATGTCGCTCCCACGGCCACCAATCCGGCTCGTAACCCTCTCGCATTTTGTCATCTTCAAATGCGCTGAGAGCGTAACAACCACCAGCATCTGAAAGCTGTCCCGGCGCGTGTTCATCATCATGCTCGGCGCTCCAGCCCTCAGAAGAAATCTGACGCTGGCGCTCAGCCAGAACGTCATAGGCGGCAGCGGTGACGCTGTCTGCATTGCGGCGTTCCTGTAGCTCTCGCAACGCTGAAATCAGTTGCGAGAATTTTTCGTCAGGCGGTAACGGGCCGAATGAATTAACAGCCGATTTAACCATTGCTTCCAACTGTGAATCGCTCAGTGTGTGATTCATTTCATTCTCCTGATTTCCCACAAAACACGAGGCACACCACCATTACCAACCGGATCACGCTTGTCTTTCAATGCCACGCTTGAGGCAGCCCAGCCTGGCCGAGCAGGCAACTCTTTGATGCGAACGAACCCAGCGGCGCGCAGTGATGCTCCGGATTCATCCGCCTGGGTATATGTGATGCAGCGGTGATAGCCCATTGCTCTGGCAGCGCGCCAGATTGCGCCATACAAAGCGCTGTTAGCGTTACGTTCGCCTGTGGTGCAAGTGCGATTGACCTCAAGCGTCAGACCGTCGTCAAGGTGGCGAGCCACCGGGCGACCGGCCGTCGCAACGCCGATTAGTTCGCCCGCGGCGTTTTTCAGCCCGATACTGAATTTATGTCCGCGCGGCGGTTTGTTATGCCGGTGATGCTGGGCGATAAATTCCTGCGCCGCTTTCAGCGTTATTGGAGAGATGACCATTATTCAAACTCCACGTTAACGCCAGCAGAAGAGCAGGCCTGAGCAAAAGAGGTCTTTAAATCCGCAGCCGATTTGTTGTATCCATCCGCATAAGCCATTGACTCACCGGAGCCCCAGTAATGAGCCGGTGCCGCTTCTGGTGGCATGATGTCTGGCATCTTCACGGTGACGGTGCGGGACTCCAACTCGGCGATGCGGCGCTTCAATTCCTGGTTTTCAACATTCAGAGATGCTGCTGCCTCCCAGTCAACTCTCGCTTCGTGTTGCGCCTTCTCCAGCTTTTCGCTATTAGCCTCAGCTGTTTTTCTCCACGTTGCGCAAATCCGTGTTTCTGATTCCAGCGCCTCTACCAGCTCAGCGTTTCGTTTATCTTTGGCCTCTACCTGCTGATACAACGCATTCCAGCTTTTTGAGTTGTCGTGTACTAGATTTGTCACGCGCTCTTCACGTGATTTGTAATGCTCCAGCGCCTCTACCAGCGCGAGGATGTCGTCGGCTTTTACGTACAGGCTTTCGCCAAACTCATTTGCTGAAGCAGCTCGACGTTTCAGGCTCTGCGCCAGTTCGGTGATATCAGTCATCGGAGTTATCCTCACAGCAGTAGTGAGCGCCGTCCGGGTCAGTGCTTTTGAAACCGCAGATATCACACTCAATTTCGTAATGGGCTTCCTCATCACAGTCATGGCTTTCCGGCTCGTCGGCTTTGTAATAACCGCCGCAGAGAGTGCAGGTAATGTCAGGCACATCATCGTAATTCGTGGTACCGGTAATCATTTCATTGCCTCCTCAATCCGTTTGAACTCGATAACCCAAACCCAGGGGTTGGCTTTCCAGCTCTCCTCGCCGTAGATTGAGTCCCACAGCTCACGGAATGCTAAACCGGCTTCCATAGGGCCAGATGCGGCATTAACACCCTCGGCGCGTGCATCATCCTGGCTCATGCTGCGCAGGCGCTCCACGCGCACGTCGGTGATCTCCAGCAGAATGCGGCTGGCCCAGCGCGGCATATGCAGCGATGGAGTCCACTTCTCAGGCGTTGCCGGTTTATTGCATACAGCTACGGGTACACGGTGGGTTTGCTCCGTCCACGAATTTCGCTCGCTGGCTTTGTATACCAGGGTGGCGACGTCTGTAGCCCGGCTATGCACCCGAAAAGCCTCCCGTACCCATATGCGGTCGCCGACGGCGCCGAACGGGCATGGGTGCCAGAAGTCGCAAGCATGCTCTGCATCTTCGCTCCACGGCCATTTGCTACCGTCTTCGCGCTCACCAATTTCAGTGAACCGAGTCTGTTTCCATTTGATCGGCCTCCGGGTCTGCGTCTTTCGGCCGTCGAGCAGCGCCCGCACCATTTCAGCGTTAAAAATCATTCCGCGCTCAGTCATTCCAGCACTCCAATTCGCTCTCGATCTCTTCGTCGATTTCGTCGGTAGTGGCGTGGTGGTTTAGGTAATCCAGCGCCTCTTTATGGTATTGGCCGCGACGTTCGCTGTACCAGGTTGCGAACTCTGGCGACCAGCCGTGCGCGACGCCGTCAAAATCAACTTTGGCGTTTCGTGATGCCATTTGCTCAACCATGCAGTCTGCTGTTGTGAGAGCGCAGCTGCGGATATAACCGCGCAGGTCGCGCTTGCGCCAGACCATGCTATATTTCGAGTCGCAGCGGCGTTTAAATTCAACTTTCCAGCGCCGAATGCAGCGAGATTTAAGTGATTTGCTCATGCTGTCCACCATTCAATAAACATGCAGATACCAACGGTTACTACGGCAATCAGCACCCAGCAGATCACATCGAACAGGGCGGCGAACCGACGCAGGGTGTATTTGCTGTAATTCTCAGGTTCAAAATTCATTGCGCCTCCCCAAGCACCCAACGGAGTGCGCTCGCATACTCACCCTCGGCAGATTCCAGGGCTTTTGTGATTTCTTTGCGGGTTTTCAGGCGAGGCTTTGCATCACCGATGATCTGACGCTGACGCCGGGCTTTTTCATGGCCTTTAGTGCCAGCGGTCGCCGCTTCGATTTCGGCTACCTTTTCCCGCTGTTCTTCGGGTTTCAGTGATGCCAGTTGACGCGCCTGGGTAACTGTTACTGTGCCGGACTCTACCGCGTCTTTGACTGCCTGAGTGGCATCCAGAAGGGTTAGCGTAGCGCGTACAGTGGGGACGCTGACACCGAACATCAGCGCGAGGTCTTCCTCGTCATGCCCACGCTCCAGCGCATCAGCCATCTTTTTGGCTCTGCCCAGCGGCGTATCTGCCTGGCGGATTTCGTTAGCACTTACCATCGCCTGCGCCATGCGAATGGCGGAACCACGTTTAGCGACTGCCGGTACCAGTAACGGTTCTTTGCCATCTTTCGACAGACGCTTGTTGGCTTCCAGTGTATGGCGCACACGCTGGCGACCATCAACCACACAAGACAGCCCTGTCTCCGGATCTTTCCAGACGATAATCGGCTCAAGAACACCCTGGTCCATGATGTTCAGCACCATAGCCTCGCTAATAGGCAGGTGGATACGCTCATCGTAAAGCGGGTGAGTTTTGTCGGTAACCAGATGAAGGTTTTCAGGCTCGAACGTTAAAACGTTCGTCTTGCCACTGGCGCCGTATACCACTTTCGAATCTTTAGCCATTTTTAACCTCGTTTTTATTCACCGCTTCCGCCCATTTTTGTTCCAGATCATGCCTGGCTTTGTTCTTTCCACCAGCCCAGTAACTGTGCTGGACCCGGTAATGGTCATACGGGCATTTCAGTGCGCCAGAGCAAGAGCCAAACGTATAATCTTTCCAGTGGTACTCAGGTAACGCGCCGCAATCAGGGCATTTCTGTAATTTCATTGAGCGACCCCGCGACACTCCCTCAGAAGGCTTTCAAACTTCGCCCGAAGCCGGTTCGCGCAGCCAAACGGCATATCGTTAAAGCACCACATTGCCGCGCCATTCCGCATGCCGCTTTGGGTAATCTGACCTGTTCCGTGTAACTGGCGAAGCTGATTACCGACCGACGACATACCGCGACCCAGTGCAACGGCGATTTCTCTGGTGGTCAAATCAGGATTGGCCTTGAGAAATTCGATCATCGTGATTTCACCGCTGTATTGTGTTTTCTTGGATTTGGTTGTTTTCACTGTAAAAACTCCTTAGCCCCTGAAACCCTTCGGAATATCTGCCTGAACTTTGCCGCTAAATCCGAGGTTTCCGCCTACAGCAAGGTTTACCGGGCACAGCTTCAGCGCCAGCTCAGGCCATTTGTTACGTAATGTCTTCATGGTTTGAACTTTTGGGCACCAGAACTGATCGCGCTGAATGCGCTCAATCATGGTGCGGATTTGGTCGTGGCTGCAGCCATGTTCCTGGCGAAGCATGCGAACCTCGTTAGCCCATCCAACAAAGTTCGGTTCTCTCGGTCTTGCCAGAGAGCCGTCAAATTCGGCGGCGCGTTCGTACATCTCGATGATGGTCGACCAGAACCACATCGCGAGATCGAAGTCATCATCGGTAGCCAGGTTACTGTCTTCGGTAGCGTCAGGAATGTTTGCTTCCGGGATGACCGGTTCACGTCCTGACTCTGCAAAGTTATCCACAGGAAGAATCTCTCCCGCGTGGTTTTTATGATCTGTATGTAGTGATCTGTTTTTAAGATCTGTATAGAGATAGGATTCGGCTTGAGAGCCGTTTCCAGGATTCGGCTCTTGGGCCGTTTCCATTCGGCTCTTGGGACGAATGCATTCGGCTTGAGAGCCGTTTCCATTCGGCTCTTGGGCCGTTTCCATATTTTTCAATGGGTTATTTGAATTTCCCCCTTGCGGGAATATTTTGGCGATTAGCGCCTCCTGATCGACCCGATAATGCTTCTTCGGAGTGCCGCTTACCTGCCGTAACTCTTCCTCAATAACCCCCGCCAGGTACTGCTCTGTAATCTTGAACATTGCTTTTCTGACCACGTCGCCATCTTTGGCGCGAATCTCTTTGGCAAGCGCTGCGTGCTCTTTGTAAAACCAGCCATTTTCCAGACTCGACTTGCCCGACCAGAACACCAGCTGATTGAGAATGGCCGCCAGCAAATGCTGTTGCCTGTCTCCTGCAAAGAAATCCAGATACGGTCCGGGGATCGTTATGCAGTTCCCCTGCCCCGACATGGCCTGAACAATTTCAAAAACCTGATTGTTCATTCCGAAACCTCATTGTGTAGCCGTAAAAACTCTCTCAATCCTACCCAGCCAATAGCCCCGCAGGCTTTGCGGTAGGAAACTTCTTTCTCTGTCGCTGTGAGTACCGTCACCATGTGGCCTTTGTGCCTGTGCTGGAAGCGAGAACCGGCCTTAGGGATGCCAGTGCCTGCACAATCTCTTTCAGACGGCTCATACGCCGGATACGCTCGTTTCAGGCGAGCAATCAATTCAGCAGCAGACTGGTTACGCATGGTTGAACCTCGCTTAGTGAATCAGCGTGTTACCGGAAGAGCCGCCATCAGCAATCCGGTCAGAGATAGCAATCATTGCGCCGAACAGCGCTTCCATTTCGTCGTCCACCCGTTGTTTGCGGTGAAGAAGTTCGCGGAAAGTTTCAGAGTAGTAACTACGCACCCGCGCCAGTAGTAACGGCGGCATAGCACGTTCAATCGCGGGGAGAAGCTGCGCAATTTTTTCGATTGATGCAGGCGAATCACTTTCAACCCAGCGGTAAATCTTCTGGATATTGCGGCTAAGTGCGTCAGGGTGGCTGTCGTCGTACAACTCTGGTGCAGTCATACCCATGGAGAAGTAAGCGTCGACAATCGCCGATACAGGCGTTTTACGGCCGCCTGGATAAAGCGCCCAGGCATTCATGGCCTCGCGAATGCGCTCATGCCTGATTTTCATGATTCACCTCACCAGAACGTTTTTCGTTACGATATTGGTCGTAAATATCTTTGTCGTATGTCAGCTTGCCGGATGAGGCGTCGACTAATCTTTGTGCGCGCCCCTCTGGAACCAAGAGACCCCACTGGGAGACTGCGGATCTTTCAACCCCTGCAGCTCTGGCTAACCGGGTCTTAGAACCAAAAAAATTTATTGCATCCTGTTTGAGCATTTTCTCCACTCTCTTGTTAAGAACTTTAAACAAGATAATTTGCTTAGGATGCTCAAGTCAAGAAGAATTAAGATAACTCAACAATGAGCGAGAAGACTTTAGGTCAGCGCATACTTCAGCGCCGAAAAGAAATCAAAATGACGCAGCGAGAGTTGGGCAAAGCTGCGGGGGTTTCCTATGCCACGATTTCGCTGTGGGAAAGTGATAACACTGAGCCTACGGGGAAAAATTTACACGCTCTGTCTCGCGCCTTGCAGTGCACACCCACGTGGATTCTGTTCGGCGATTCAGATCAGACCCCAGGCGACCCATTAGCGTTAATCGAGCAAGATAAACTCTCTGACGATGAAAGAGAGTTAGTTGATTTGTATCGCTCCCTACCAGAGTCAGAGCAATCAGCTCAATTGGAAACCCTCAGAGCAAGAGTCGAAAATTTCAATACCCTCTTCGAAGAACTCCTCAAAGCCCGCAAGAGAACAAATAAAAAATAACTAATTATTCAATTAGTTATTTTCTCACGCCATCATTGTTAAGTTTAATCAACAAACAAGGCTTGATTTTATTGTTGAGTTGACTTAACTTCACTCCATCAAACCAATCACCGCGCAGTGACTGGCAAGAAGAAAACGTTCCGCTACCCGGCGATAAGGGTCAACAAAATAAGGTAATGCTCATGTCTGAAGAGACTTTGAAACTGGCCGTTAGCTACTCAAATGCCAACATAGTTATCGAGCGATCCGTAAACATTTTCCATAGCGTTAATGAAATCCGTTCATCACTGGATGATATGCGCGAGGCAATGAAACCCTGCGGCATCGTTATGGATGACCAGTTGGACAGTTACGACACTGCTCTGCGTAATCTGGAAAAGCTACTGCAAAAGATTGAAGGCGACGCCCGCCAAGAAGCTATTGCTCTGCGTTACAAGCTTAAGTCGCAATAAAAATTCACGGATTCCGTTGAGCCTGAAATGGTTAAAAGACAGGCACAAACAACAGGCCTTGCAATGCAGTGAATGCGGCTATGCGCACGCGGCACAGTTAAGCGGTATCACTCGTTTCTAAAAAGAGTGGGGTGGAAAAGAAGCTGTCGGTACCAGTTGTTAACTGGCTGGTATCACCGGGAGGCACCCGGCACTGCATTGCAAGGTCTGTTAGGTACTCAATACACATGAGGGTAAGGAGATGAGCAGAAACGGCTTTCGTTCACTGGTAATTGTTCTGGCTATCTGCCTTGTTGCCTGGTCAGCGACGATCATCAAAATTCTACATGTTACGGGGGTGTTCAATGGCTAATTTTCTGCAAAGCAACCCGATGGTTAAAGCAGCTCAAAGCAAACTCGCTATTGCGCAGTTCATTGGTAACAGTTGCATGTGGTCTGATGCCATGGCGTCAATAAAAGATATTCATGAAGCAACCAAGCACGAAGAAGACCGTATGTTTTGCGGTCGTACGGATGCGCTTTCAGGGCTTCAATTTCGTGATGTTGTTTTAAATTATGACCTGTACGGAGATTTAATTTCCGTCGATGCTGACTTGCTTACAGGTCAATACAAAGTAAATACAGAAGTTTCATTTTAATTATCACCAAAATATTTAATGCCTTAAATGGCAGGTACCCACACACCTGAACAAAGGAATAATTATGGAAGCCGGAAAACTCCATTGCTTTAGCTGCGGCGGCTCCTTTGCACGCGAAGAGTTGCAATATCGCCCTTCTGGCCGAGGAGCTTATCGCAAAGTGGCATATTACTGCCCTATCTGTAACGAAAAGGAAAAAAAGAAAGATCAATTAAAGGCTACGCAGTCTTTAGTTCGTAAGTCATTACCTTCAAGGCCTGCAAACTTTCAATTACGGCCAGCGGCGTGGAATAAATAATTATGAAAATAGAATTTAACGATAAAGGTGTAATCGCAACCGCTATTATAACCAGCACGGTATTCGAATTCCGCCAACACAACCGCGCCGTTGATACCGCCTTATTCCTGGCTCCTTCCGTTCGGTCTAAACGTAGCGGTTTCTTTATAATGAAAACAGTTATTTCCGGGAAAACATCACATGTGCTTCGTGCGTATAAAGCGCTTAAAGCGGAGGTATCACGATGAGCAAATCACTAAATGCACGCTGTATCCGTCGCTGGGAAGTGGAATTTAAACCTATCTGCGATTCTAAGGTGAATCCGTTCTGGCGTAAGAGTGACCTCCATGGGTATATCCGCGAAGCAGCGCTGACCACCGCTTACAGCATGGTCGAGAGCATGGCTGAACGTAACGCTAAGGTTGACTATGACGGTGAGCCAAACGGATGGTCGCCAGAATTTTCAGCCTGGTATCGTGAGCGCCGGGAAAAGTACCTCAAAGAGGCGCGTGACTACCTGGACGAAGAAGCTACAAACGACGAAATCGACGAGGAGATCGAAAACGAACTGGAAGCATGGAACGACTGAATTACACAAAAACACAACTGAACTGATTTCCAATAATCAACATTAAACCGGGGAACTGATTATAGTTTCCCGGCCATGAGGTTATTTATGGCCGATATTACTCAAGAAGATGAATGGGTGATGGAAAAGGGAATTGTAGCGAAGATGTATATGACTCCCCGGCAAATTAAATCTTACCGGGAGGGGAGATGGATCGAGGGCATTCATTATAAGAAGCACCCACCAGATCCAAAAGCTTCAGAAGGAAGAGTAACGCTTCTCTACAACTACACCAGGATTAATAGGCTTGTCGGGGAAACATAATGAATATGCCTGCTGGCGTAGAGCTGCATGGGAAAGGAATAAGAATTAGCTTTCTATATCGCGGCATACGTTGCCGCGAAGTTTTGCGGGGCTGGACTGTATCAAATAGCAATATAAAAAAAGCTGGCAATCTCCGTGCTTTAATTATGAGTGAGATTCAGCAAGGTAAATTTGACTATGCAGAGCACTTTCCTGAATCAAAGGCGCTTCAAAAATTCACCACGACGCAAAAAATTAAAACATTCGGTGAATTATGCAAAGTTTATCTTGATGCCAAAAAGCTTGAGATTTCAGCTGCATCATTCAGAGGTGCGGAATCACGGATAGCAACACTTTGCGCTATCGTCGGAAGTAATACGCATATTGCGGATATTCAGCATACCGATCTGTTGAATTACAGGAACGCACTGTTAACTGGTAACACATTTAGCGATCACGCGCCCTGGCTTAAAAGAAAAGGTCGAGCTGTATCCACGGTCAACGGCCTGATGAACAATCTGACTGCATTGCTCAAGCTGGCGAATCTGAGCGGCTTTATCGAGCATACCCCTCACGAAGGTATAAAGATGCTTAAGCGCTCCAGGAGAGACCCGGATCCGCTTCTCCAGAGCGAGTACGAAGGTTTTATAAAAGCGTTATCCCCTCGGTATGCTTTGCTCTGGACTACAGCTATCTTTACCGGCCTTCGGCATGGAGAGCTTACAGCTTTAGCCTGGGAGGATGTGGACCTTGATAAGGGTGAGCTTCACGTCAGACGTAACCAGACGAATGAGGGGCTGTTTGTGCCACCCAAAACCGAAGCGGGGATCAGAACTGTAACCCTGCTTGAGCCTGCGCTGAACGCCTTACGTGAGCAATTTAAGCTAACAGGCGCATTAAGCAAAACCGAAATCACTTTCCATCACCGCGAACATGGGTTAACGGAACAACAAAAATTACGGTTCGTGTTTATCCCGCCTAAAAACTGGCGCGGGGAAACGAAGTATTACGGCTCTCAGTCTCTGGGGTATAGTTGGGAGGCGGGATTAAAGAAGGCGGGAATCAGGAGCAGACGCCCTTACCAGTCGCGCCACACGTTCGCATGCTGGCTATTAACGGCCGGTGCTAACCCGTCGTTTATCGCCGGACAGATGGGTCACGAGAACGCGAAGATGGTTTATGAGATTTACTCGAAGTGGATCGGAGAGATGGACCGTAACCAGGTGGAAATGCTGAATAGTAGTTTTTCTAACGCTCTGTCCCAAGGGTGCCCCAAACGCAAGGTAGTGGGTATAAAAAGCGTTTAA